TGTCCAGCCTTTATGAAACCCGAGCTTTGGCTAAACAGTACGAAGGGCAAGTGCTACGTACTAGGTCCAACTTACTCAAGAGACGTTACTTAGCGTTAACCACAGGTGACTCTGATTTGTTTGAGGAAACGGAGATGAAGATATATGAATTCATGTCGCGTTACCCCGGCCTCCTAACTCAAGACACGTTGAAACGGTCGTTCAAGTCTCGTGCCTCACAAGAGCAAGAGTATGTTTCAGGTATTCGCTTCAACAAGAGTTTCTTCCAGAACCTTACTCCTCTGTTTGATCGTTTGGAAGACGTTGACTACTACGGGGCACTCTAGACTTTCCATACACGGATGCCCCGCACTCCGTCTTCTATAGTTATCTTAGTAACTACCCTGTACTTAAACCGTTTAGTTTCAGCTAATAAGATGCTCTTAGCTTCTACGGGTTTAAGACAGGGTATAAAAAAAGACCAACCTTTTTTAAACTTCTTCCAGTTGATTTGGTACTCCACCTTCTCTATCTGCATCGTCTTTCGCTTTCTCTACAATTCTAGTCATATCGATAAACTCAGGGTGTGCCGCATCAAACATGGCGCAACGTTGAGCAGGTGAAACTATAGCCATACCTTTTGACATTCGTTTGTTAACCGTATCCAAGTATATTCCTCGGGCTTTCAGGTCTTCTAAAAAAGAATTGTAGTCCGTGTTGTCTTTATTAAGTTCGTTACGCAATTCTTTTACAGGTATAAAAAGTTTTTGGGTGTCGCCCTCGTGCCTCATAACTAACTTTCCGTACCTAGGTTCTAGATTAGGAACCTTAGCTTTTGAAGTGCGCTGATCTACGCCGTCATCAACATCGAGTAAGCCGTTTAAGTTACTTGAAACAAACGCCCCTAGTATAGATACATAGCTGTCTAGCGGGGCAATGGTATCTTTTCTTAGTTGGTTTATTATCTCAGCAGCTTTGCTATATATGCGCCGCATATCAAATTTTATAATACCCAGCTTGGTAGCGATAACACCCGCTGCTATGTTAGCCGCAACAATCGCTGACCAGTTTCGCTCTCGGGAGGTTAAACGTAGGTCTCTATCAATCTTTTTCTGTATTGCTAGCACATCGTTCTTAACTAATTCGGGGTTAGCTAACACGTACTGCATGAAAGGAACAATCGCATGCCCGTAGTTTTCCTTTAATTGGTGGTCAAACATTCGCTTGCCCTCTTCTGTAGATATAGTGTCTGGGTCTACGTACCCTACGTAGAACTCTATAATTCTCATTAGCTCGCCGTCAGGTAGGCTTTTACCTCCGTATAACTTTTGGTAAAACGAAGAGTTAGAGGTGCTCAGGGTTATGTTGCGCCACGTAGTGTCGTTCTTGCGGTTAGCATTAGCTGTTTGTGTGCCTTTATCTTTACCCTTACCTTGAGATACTTCATAAGCAAAGTCGCTTATATGGTCTGAGTCCATATTACTAAGCTCATCCACAGTGTTTACTATGTTGTTTAGTATGCCGAGTTTGTTTACACGCGCTACTGCTGTGTCTTTAGGATTACCCAATAATTGTTCAGGGTCGCCAAATACACTGTTTGCCATGCGTAATACTGTCGTCTTACCAGTACCAGCATTTTTATGTACCAAACTTATAATTGCGCCTTTCTGCCCTGTTAACTGTAATAGGGGAGAGCCAAACCCTGACAACGCAGCAAAGGCTTGAACCTCCATGCCCTCTCGGTTATACAAGTTAAATACTTCACTCCATTTTTCTAGCGTGCCTCTAGGCTCAAAATAGGGTGCGTACGCTCTGGTTACTGTAGAGGCCGGTGTGTGATATACCCCGTCTACAGTTATCTCTCTTTCTCCAACAATGAATTTCGTATCATTGTCAGCCCAACCGAATTGCAATCGCATGATGTCTGCCTTTTTCTGTGTCTGTAGTATTTGAATAACCCGCGTTACGTAATCATGTAGTAGCGCCGCGTTTGCAGTGCCTGCTACTACTCCGTTATGCGCAAGAGTTTTAAGTAGTAATCTTTTTTCTAAACTTTCGTTAGGTATAGTGAACTCGCGTACTCCGTCATGCGGAGAGTGAAATACAAACACAGACACGAAACCTTGTTCGTCGTCCCACATTTGTTTTTGTATATACAGATCGTGCTCATATACAAGCTTAGGGTCTTCACCATCCATCTTGTATACACCCCCTGTCTTACCCCTAAAATAGGGTTCAAACTTATTTATAGGGCTAGAGGAAGACCTCTTTATGACTTTACCTAAACTATAAGGGCCTTTTATTTCTTTGTTTTTCTTATGTGGGCAACCTTCGCACCCTGTGGGGTTGTTCTTCTCAAATTCTTCACAGGAGTGTGGCCCCTTTATCCCTACTATTTTTCTTTCTACTGTATGAAAGTCATAGTCTGGGTGGCCCTGAGATATAGTGTGAATTGCCTTGCTACCATCCTCACAAAACTTAGCTACAGAAAGAGCATTAAACCAACGAGGCTCAGATAAAGTTGCCCTGTTAATTAAACTGTCTTTAAGCTGCAAGCAAGGAGTGTCTCTGCCCACTATCTTAGAAAACTTATAGTCTTTATTTTCGTCGAGTAGTTTTTCCAATACATCTAATATCGGCTTACTACTTCTCTTTACTATAACTGCGTTAGGGTCTACTCCTAGTAGAGCACGTATATCATTAGGTGCGTGCCGTGCAGGCGCAGGGTTAATTACCTTTACTAACTTAGGGTCATCCTTCTTTTGGTTGTAGGTGCCCGGCACTCGCAGTATGCGAGAAGGATCGAACACATTAGGATCAGCACAAAATTTTTGAGTAACACATACTTCTTCTAGCCGCTTAGCTATAGGTAACCATTGTTCTGTAGGCACCTCTTCAGTAAAAGCCCAATAGACATGTAAACCATAACCAGAGTTTACTATTGTAGGCTCCGGCAGATCGACGGTAGCACAAAAAGCTTTAAGCGCCTTAGCACCTTCTGCTTGGCTAGCGTAGCCCTTTGGTAGCCCTGTGGACGGCTCTATTTCTTCTGCTTTGTTTCCTCCGCAGTCTATATCAAGCCACATAGCACCCAGAGACTCTACATTTTCTATCTTCCTATTACCTTTTTCTTTTAGCTTCCCTAAAGCAAAAAATACATCCATGCCTTGCTCAGAGAATTCATCAGCTATTGTATATGCCACTTCTAGACTATCGGTAAACTTTGGTACGGGCCTACCTCCTTTCATGCCGACCACATTATATATGCCGCCCCTAGGGACAACGTAATCTATGAGGTCAAAAGCTTGCATTATTTGTACTCGCTTATCATTGCTTCTACGTAAGCTGTAAGTTCGTTGTTAGGCTCGTGGAAACCCACGAACCAGTTATAAATAGTCTGCCTACTAACCCCCAACTGGGAGGCCATCTCAGTAACTGATACATCATTATCGATGCACACCCTACCAAGACGAACCCCCAGCAGAGATTGGTCAGCTTTTTGGTTTAGACTATCGATGCGTGTCGTATAGCCATAGCTCATTAGTCGTCACTTCCCCATGATGAAATAATATCTTCTATGTCATCATCATTATCATCGTCGTTAGGAGTTTCAGTTTTTTTCTTACGCTTAACCGGTTCTTTAACTTCTTCTTCAACGTCGAAAGCGTCAGAGGAATTGGTGGAAACTTCAGACTCAAACATGCCATCTGGGCTTTCTGTCTGGAAAGGACTGCCAGATTCTGCATCCGCACTGAAACCGTCTTCTTCTCCGAAAGGCGATGGGGGCTTATAAGGTAAATACTTAAGCACCTGCACACCACGCAGCCTTAGCGATACACCAGTCGCTGCCATTTTGTAAGGTATAAGCTCTACTGCTATGTTTACTGTGCTACCAGTAGTTAACATAAAGCCTTCGTCTAGCTTCTTGTTCTTCGCATCAAACTGATCGGGAGGTGAAGTAGCGTTGCCACTATACGCAGCTTTCAAGCTAGCCTTACCCGCAAAACTCCCGTCCTCTAACTGTTTAAAAGGCATCTCAAGTTTCTTGGGCCAAGACTTATCACGCCCCGGCGCGTTGGTATATGAGTCTTGCATGATCTTGTACAGTTCTTTAGCTTTCTCGCTGCTCATTACAAAATCTAGTTCGTACTTTGCACCGTCTTCTGTGGGATCACACGGGACGCTCTTGCCGTTTGCACCCGCTTTGTTATCAAACCTGTACGGCTTATCTAAACGAGGGTAACGCGCAGCTACGTCGCGGATAATGTGAGATATGTTAGCCATTTCTTGCTCCTTAAAAGGGTTTAGTTTTTTGTTTGCAGCTTTGTTTAAAAGCTGTTGTATATTTGCAAGCTCTTCCTCTGCAAGAGGTCGAACCGGTTTAAAATACATCTTGTAGAAATTTCTATGCGGTACAAAATATATTTCGGTTAGCACATTGCCGACGTGCTCTCGGTTACGCTCAAGATGTTCTATATACTTATATAGGCTCATCCTGTTGTCTTCTTTTGAGAATAAACTTAACGCATTTAATCTAAGCTCATAAAGAAAATCTGTTTTAAGAAAGGCAACTTCAATGTTCGTGAAGTACTTACAAAGTGCCCCTCCTACACCCCTGCCAGTTTTTATACTTTGGGGGCAGTCCATACATCGCTTAGCCTGTATGTTGCTAGCAGGTACTGACGTTGCTGGAAAATCACAATCAAAAGACCAACACGTTAAACTGTTGTCTTTGTAATAGTTTCTGGATAGCGTACCGCTGTCTGTTATAACAACTTCTACAGACTTCAAAGGTTCATAGGTGTCTGGGTGTATAAAGCACCCGTCTTGAGTTCTTAACCTATTCATGCTTTGCGCGGTTTAAGTACAGTTATAGTGTACTTGCGGTTTGTTTGTAGCCCCGGCGGTGCTACGTCAGGATTAGTTTCTAAGAACTCTCGCATGTTCGTGCTGTGCATACGCTTTTCAAGTAAATGAAGTGCATCATTGTCTTTGAGAAACTTGTGCATCTTGTCCCAATCACTAGGCCAGTAGCTAGTATGTACTCTACGTGAAATAGTTCCTGCGGGAGTTCTTACGCTGTCTAGATTCTGTTCATCACAGAGTTCTAGCATCTGCTGAGTAATCTTATCTTGCTGCGCTTTTATTGTTTTTATCTCTTCTTCTTTAACTCTTATAGCTTCGCGCATCTTAATATAGATGTCAGTTAGTTTGTCGGCTGTCTGTTTCATTGCTCCTCCTTTCTTGTAGGGAGAAGTAGTTTACCAATACTCTTTACAGTGTCAAGTATTTAATTCTTGTTTATACAAATCAATTATTTTGGTGTGATGATCTACTTTAGAGCGCAGCATAGTGTAGAGCCGAGTCTCAACTTCACTGCCGCGTATGTGGACAACTGTCATCGGGTTGTGTTGTCCCGGCCTGTCAATGCGCGCATTAGCTTGCAAGTAAGTCTCTACGCTAGTAACAGGAGCGTACCAAATAATAGTATTAGCTGCGGTTAAAGTTAAACCGTGTGACGCTGCTTGTGGCTGTATGATAAGCACTTGAATCTTATCTGTTTCTTGAAAGTCTTTAATTATTTCGCTTCGTTTATTTACAGAAACTTTACCTGATATTATCTCGCACGGGATTTTACTCTTAATTAAAAAATCATTTAATAATTCTATAG